TATTCACAGTCAAGGACTATTTTCAAGCGTTTTCCATCAGATTATGAATCAACAAGAATTGATGTGGAAACCAATAGAAGATACAAGTCAAGCTTCAGCCCTGCTCTGGGATGGCGAACATTCAACATGATGCTGACCTATCATTCAATTATTTTCACAGTTTCTGGCACAGTTAGTGGCAGTGCCGGTGGGACTGTAACCCTAAGGATGGTGAATAATTATGACAAGAAAATGAAAAAAGAAACAACACGGAGCGGTAATGGTGCTTATTCGTTCACTTGGTACGATGATACCCAGCAGGTTTGGATTGATGCATACGAAGATTCAACACATGTATTTCGGTCTGCCCCCGGTTATGCAAGTTAAGATATGGCACTGATATTAGATATAGCGTTAAGAAGTCCCGGGACCGGGTTTGATATATCCCTTTCAACAGGAGGAGGGACTATCCATAATGTGAGTATCGCTGAAACCACCGCAATTACTGAGACAATTTCAAATTTAGTCACTTTTGCTTCTGTAATAGTAGAAACCACCGCAATTACTGATTCTCATAATGCAATCCTAACGACTTCCAAGAGTATCGCTGAAAGCTCATCAATTACTGATACTGAAAATTCTGTAAAAATTGCATCATATAGCCAGATTGAAACCAGTGCAATTATAGATACCGAAAATTCCGTAAGAACAACGGCAGCCCTACAAGCGGAAAGCTCATCAATTACAGAATTAATCTCGAATGTAATTATAATAGCGGCCAGCATATCAGAGCCGAATGGAATAACTGAAAATCAAAGTATTTCATCTGTCAATTCTACATCAATCACTGAATCAAATGGTATTACTGAGGAATCCTCAATTCTAACTACACAAGTAGTTGCAATAATTGAAACCGCAGAAATAGCAGATAATCAATCAATTATAATTGTTACGAGTGCTTCATTAATTGAGAGTACCGATGTTTTTGAAAATAATTCATCTGGCTCAATAATATTAGTTAGTATAGAAGAACCAAGTATCTTAATAGAAGATTCATTTTTGACTATAATTTTAATACTTGAAAATATTCTCGGTACTGATACAAGCTTAGTTAATACAGGTTCAATTATAAAAACTGATAACAGTCTGGAAAATACAGGGTCAATTATGAAAACTGATACAAGCTTAGTTAATAATGATTCGATATTAAATTGATAAATAATTGTTAATTGATTATTTTATAATTATTTTTGTATTGATATATATCAACTGAATATGTGGCCATTTACAAAAAAGTCAATAAAACAGCCTATAATCAAGTCATCTGATTTGATTAGATCGAATTTCATTCTCAATACTTTTGGCACTACTTCAGCGATTTGGGATAAATATATACATAGCGGCCAGAATGATTTTTTGTTAATCGAAAAATATAACACAATTACAGAGGTGGCCGCTCCAATTAATAAATATAGTGTTACCTCGAAGCAAGTAATCATTGATACATTCAAGATGAATGGTAAAGAATTGTTACTTGTGCCTGAAAATGACCCAATAAAATTAGCGATTGACAAATTCTGGAGCGAAAATTCAGATAAAATATTGATATATAAGAAATTACTTGGAAACGTATATATTAATAGATTTGAATATGCCAATCCAATTGAAGGAAAAAAAATCTTACTATCATTACTACCATCTCAGTACACTAAGATAATAGCAGATCAAAAAAATAACGCTGATATTAGGATTAACAAAGCAAAAGCGTATTACGTTAAGATAGATTCTAATCACGTTGATATTACAATAGATGCAAAAGATGTAGTTCATATTAAGGAATCAAGTCCTAATGCAGATAATTTCAATTATCTATATGGGTATAGCCCACTTATTAGCTGTGGGAAAAATATCACATCTATTGAAGCAGGGTATGGGGCGAAAGTTTCGTTATACCAGAATGGCCCACGTGGGATAGTAACCGGAAAAACACAGGGAGAATTCGCAGCAACTAACATTCAGAGTAATGAAGATATTTTGGAAGTCCAAAAAAGGTTCAACACTGAATATGGCCTCCAGAATGGTCAATTTGCATGGCTTTTCACAGATATTCCGCTTGATGTCAAATTAATTTCTTATGACAATTCACAATTGCAGATTAATGAAAATAACAAAGCTGATGTTAACAGGATATGCGGGGCGTTGAATATCGACCCAAGGGCAGTATTTTCAGATGAAAATAATACGTATGATAATGTAAAGCAAGCTAACAGGGGTTTTTTAGTCCAAAGTTTTAAATCCGAAATAGACAATATTGTAACCCAATTATCGAATTATATATCAGCGAATTATCAGGGATATTATTTAAAGGCGAATTATATCAATATCACCGAGATAGTTGATGCCTTGAAGGAAAATAATATTGAAATTTTGCAACAATGTGAAAAAGGGCTATTGACAAGGAATGAGTATTTTGCAAGAATTGGGGAGCGAAGTGTTAATTTGCCTGAATTCGATAATTTTTACACCTTATATAATGGAATTTGGCAAGAAGTAAAAAAACAAATTATATGAAAAAAGATAAATTACAAGATAACAATATTGACTTATTAGTTGAATTAGTACAAAAAATTGAAATCAAAAAAGAAAAGACCGATATAGAAGAAAAATTGTTTGAATCGGTTAAAAAAAAGCTGAAATTATTGAAGTCAAATAAAATGGTAGAAAAATGAAAATAGATATTGAAAAGATTAATAACATGCCTGATGGTGAACGGTTCAATTATCTACGCCAGAATAAGGACTTATTGATCAAAACCAAAAAATCAACTCCTGATCATGCAGACGTGTGTAATTTTGGAATAATCAATATTGGTACATCAAGAAAATCAGTAGAAAAAGAACAAGATAATGGAATCATAAGAAGAAAAGTTGTTGCCAATACGTCTAATTGGATTGATTCCCAGATGGATATGATTTTGCCCGGAGCGGTTACAAAATCATTGAAAGAGCGAAAATCATTAATCCCACATCTACACGATCACATTCACCGTTTAGATGCGAAAGTTGGCGAAGTATTCGATATTTATGAGATGATTATTCAATTAACTGATTTGGGGCTCGCGAAAATGGGCAGTACTACCGTTTTGGTTTTTGAAACTGACATTTATAAATCATATAACGACCAGATATATAACCAATATAAACACAATAAAATTAATCAGCATTCGATTGGGTTACAGTACATTGATATAGCATTAGCGATTAACGATCCAAATGACAATGACCATTACGATATATGGGTCAAGTATATTGATATGGCGATTAATAAGGAATTAGCTATTGAAAGGGGTTACTTCTGGATTGTAAGAGAATACAAATTACTTGAAAACTCGTCAGTTCTTTTTGGTGCTAATGAATTAACACCAACACTCATGCAGGCCGCAGTTGATGCACCTGAAAAACAGATCGCAGTTGATGCACCTGAATTTAGAGAAAAAAAAGAATTGAATTTTGAATATATAATTAATAATTTAAAACTGTAAAAAATGAAAAAAACGAATTTTATTTTGGCGTTCGCTTTTAATATGATACTTGGTATCGTGTTAATGGGAGTTGCGTTCAATTTGCCAATTTTGGGGCTTGCTTTTGGATTTTTGGCTTACTTGCCATTACCAACAGGGGTTTTTGGGGAAAATATAGTGTCAGGTTCTGATGTTACTGACAAGGATAAAGAAATACTGGAAAAAATTCAGCAAAAGATTGATTCTGCAATGAAAGAATTTCAGAGGGGCTTGATTAACGAAGAAGGATTGAAATTAAGATTAGCACCAATAGAAGAAAAACTTAAAGAAGTTAATTCAAGCGAAAAAACCAGTCAAATTGAAAAAGCGATTGATGAACTATCACTTAGAATCGCTGGAATTAGCAATCAAAAACAAGAAATAGTTTTTGAATCCAGAGAAAAAGCAATCCAAAAAGCAACCGAAGAATTATTGGAAGACAAGGATTATCAGAGATGGGTGGATAACGGCTGTAAAGGAAAATGCCCAACATCAATAGAAGTCAAGTATTCAATTACATCAAGTAGGACTGGAAATGTTTCGATAACAAATCAAAGCGGTGTAGTAAGCGATCCTTACTCAATTAGGCCATTGCATATTAGGGATTTGATACCAGTATTAGAAACTGATCAGCCTTACTTAGTCCACGATGTAGTTACTTCTTTTGATAACCCAGCATTGGGTTTGAGTGAGACCGCAGATGCGTTGGAAGTTACGATGACAACAAGTGAGACAACAACTTCTTACAAGAGGATAGCGATTTTCATGGATATTACAAAAACTGCACTTAAGGGCGTGAAATGGTTAAGAGGCCATATTATGAGCAGGCTTCCAGAAAAAATAAAAAACCATGAAGATTTTCAATTACTTTTTGGAGACGGTGCAGGTGCTAATGTAGATGGGTTATTCAAGAACGCAACATTGTTAAATCTTGATGGGCCAAGTTTTGTGGCCGGCACAATTGCATCGGTAGCCTCATATCAGGCAGGAGCTAAGGCGTTAATTACGTTCACAAATGATCATAATTTGAATAATGGGATGATAATTACATTCGCATTATTCACCAGCGGTGGATATAACACTTCGTTCCCAGTTAATGTGATGACTTCTAAGTCTATTATTCTTGATATTGCATACGTAGCAGACGCAGTAGTATCAGATGTAACAGCAACTACAAAGTATGGACTGAAAAATGCTATTAACTTGGCAACAGAAATTGATTGCCTAAATGCAGCTAAGTCTGTAATGAGGGTAGGAGAATATCAGGTTACAGGCCATGTAATTAATCCTCAAGATAGTGCAATAATTGAAGGCTTAAAGGATACGACTGGAAGGTACAATGATTCAAAAATTGAAAGAATTAACGGGGTACTTTTCATTGATAGGATTCCATGCGTGGAAACTAATGCGATGAAACAAGGCTGGTTCATGTCAGCAGATTTCAGGAATATAGCTGAATTACTTGAATTCATTGGTATGTCGATTTCATTCATTGAAGATACCTCATATGCTAAGGCCAATAAGGTAATGCTAATTGCAGAAGAGCAGATAGTTTTTCCTATATATAACAAGTTCTTAGCCACTTATGGCAATTTTGCAACTGTAAAAGCTGCATTAGAGACTGCATAGTTTG